TTATTAAATGTACAGGCAGCCAATATTTTTTTAGTTGCCTCTTGTATTTGTTTTTCTTCACCTGACTCTAGAGCTATTAACATTAACTTTTCTTCTTTAACAAGAAAAGGTCTAAAACTAACTTTTGTGTCTTGTGATGGAAGAGTCAACTCATATGTCGGTGTTTCTATTACTGGTAATGCCATAATATTATCTCCTAATTATTATATATTTATTGGTGGTAGTTTGAACGGTGGGAACGCTCTACCACCGGTAATTTTACCTAGTGGTACTCTACGTCTCAAATTGTTCAACACGTCTCTACCTGCTCGTCTCAATTCTGGTGGTAGTTTACCTAATAAACCACCTAATAAACCTGAATTTTGTTTTACTGTCGGTTGATTAAATGTAGATTGACCTAATTCTATCTCGCCTTGTTTATCAAGAAAGAAATTAATCCAATACATAAATTTAAATGTGACAGAAAAAGTCTGTACTGTATTTTCATCGTGAGAATATTCTACTTTACTAATATTTGTTGGTAAACAATCAAACAATTGTACTGCATATGTTATATCGTCTCGTTCTTGTCTTGACGCAAATTGTCCTAATTGATATATTCTCATGTCAGCAACATAATTCTTGTAATAGTTCATGTTAAAAGATTTTGTACTAAAAGCGGCAGCCTGCCATGCTTCAAAGTATGATCTCTCTCTTAAAAATTTATCAGCATAAAATGTTGCTGTTATTTCTGCTGATTTAAAATCGTATGCTACGTGTCTTGCTGGTGTATTACCATGTCTAACTTCTTTTGTAATTATTTCTCTATCAGGCATTTCTATTGCTGAACAAAATGCTTGAACACGTCTACCATTTGCTATATGAATAGCATTCATATCGGCACTAGTTCTAAATGAACCATATGTTTCATCTGTCATTGATGAAGATACTGAACCTGCTGAACCATCAGGACCACCACCTAAAGATGATGGTAATTGAAACTCAACATAAAATCTTGCCTTACGAGCAAAGCCTTCGGCCTCATTGACCATTGATTGTACTCTACCCATTGTAGATTCAGGATTACCACCTTGTGTACGTTTTAATCTTGGATCACCGGTAACATTGTCTAATGACCTGTCTCTTGGTATACCAATTCTAATATCGTATCCGCCTATTCTTTTTCCGCCTCTTAAAATCGCCATTAATATGGTCTCCCTTTCTTAAAGTCAGCAATTGGTAAATATACTGCTAATGCAGCTTCGTCATAGTCTATCTTTAAAAATCTACTTCTCATATGACTATATAGATATTTCTTAATACAACCTTTTGCCAACGGTAACTTTTTAATTCTGTTATAACTTACATCAAATCTATTGCTACTGTTTACATTACCACCTTGTACGTTAAACGTTTGTAATTGTGTCAATAAAGTAAATCTTTGGTTTGGTGGCAGATAATGAAAATTAATACCTGCAAAACCACCCTTTATTGTCTCTAGTGGTAAAACTAGAGGAAATACATCGTAATATGGCAATGTCTGTTTATATTTAGGATCATAAACAAAGAGATTTAATCTACCAACACTTGGTCTACCAATCAATTTATTCTGTCTAATTAGTTTTCTGGCTGTTATTCTGTCTGCAATAGACCCTACAGCACGTCTGTACCATGACGCTGATTTTGTAGCGCCATCAGCCTTATCAACTAATGTATCTAGTATACTTACTGCCATACGGTATATTTATAACGAAAAAAGGGCTACTATTTCTAGTAGCCCTTAAAGTATGTTGTCTAAACGGAGGGAACGGTTTAGGATTATTCGTCTTCAGCTAATTTACTAAAGTAAGATAACGTATCGTCATCATCACTAGCTGGACTTGTACTTTCCATACTTTTTACACTAGGTGCTGATTGTGCTGGCGGGAGCTCATCACTCTCAACAGTTTTAGTGCTTCTCGTACCCGATATAACCCTATTCAGTTTCTCTTTGAGTTCGTCATAGGACTTGAAATTATCAGGTGCCAAGAATGGTTTTAGAGGATATTGTTTTGACCAGATTTCTTTAATCTTGTCATCACCGTCAGCAATAGCCGACACTGCCTCAAATTCAGATTTATCGTAGTTCCAATAACCATCTACTTTTCTGATTTTTAGTTTAAAGTTTGCACCTTTCCAAAAATCAAATGGGTTGATTGGTTTCTCGTCTTCAAATGCTGGTTGCATTGCTTCAGTAATCTTATCAAAGATTTTCTTACCAAATTTAAACAAGAAAGTTTTACCCTCATTCTCTGGATGTTTAGGATCAGATACTACTAGAATATTTGAGTAATAAGATAATTTTCTTTTTCTCTTTCTAGCAATTTCTTTATCACTATCAACACCAGTGTTCCACAATCTTGTGTTTTCTTCGGACACAGGATCTTTTTGACTTAATGTTGTTAATGAGTTTTCAATATACCAACCACCTTTATCTTGGAAGGCATGAGACCATACACGTTGCCATGGTAAGTCTTCTCCCTCAATAGCAGGTAAAAATCTAATAACAGCATAGCCGTTACCAGTTTTATCTAACTCTGGTTTCCAAAATCTGTCGTCTTGATATTTGTTTTTGTTTGATTGATCCTCAGGATTGAGGTTTGTTTCAAGAGCTTTAGTTAATTTGTCAAAGCCACTTGATGATGATTTTAATGCTTCAAAATCCATATTATTTTTCTCCTATATTATTTGTATATTGTATTTGTGTTACCTATATTATCGGTATCATAGTTATTTATACAAGTTCTTATGAGCTCTACCAGGTTTATTTAATCTATCTTCACCCTTTGGCCAACGCATTTGTATTTCTAACATTGAACCATCGGTCATCACAACTTCAAAGTTATGACCATTATCAACACTTCTATCCCAATAGCGAACATAATTGTTAATCTTAATCACTTGTTTGTTTGGTTTACTCATAAGCTCTAATATACCATATCTACGCTAAAATGGCAATGTTCCTACGAAACTAATGTTTCCATAGTAGGATAATCAATATAAAAGACGTTTTTACAGCCTTCCCACTCTTTTACTTTACTATTAATATGATCACCACCCTCATCTGCCTTTGGATTGACTTTATAGAAAGTCACTGCTGGATTCTCTTTTATCAGTTTAGTCAACTGACCAATCCAGTTTGTTGGTGGTACTTGTTGTTGTTCTTTTAGACCATAGTATTTGGTATCTTTGTATAAATTATTAATCTTGTCTGTATTACTTCCTAAATCATGGCCAATTAGATACATTTCTAAACTAATTGTTTCTTCAGGATTATCTGCCTTTGGTTGTGTCTCGTTCAATACTGCCAAGGCAGCCGCTGTAGTACCAGAAGACCAACCCCAATCTCTAGGCTTCATTACATCGTCAAGTGATTGTTCTTTACTAAATGGTTTACACCAACTTACATCAATAGCTGTGTGATTTACATTTTTAGATTCAACACTCTTATTCATTTTTAATACTTTAACTGCACCAGATATATTAGAACCATGCATTACAAACTCTTGACAATCGCCACGTTCATTTTCATTAACTAGTTTTTCTTCTTTAACTATTTTCATTTCATCGGCAGTTATACCTGCACCTGCATTTATCATAGACTCATATAACATACCAGGTAATCTTGTCCAGTTTCTAAAATATGTTTCGTTGTTATCACAGTAACCACTGTTGTAAACTTCATGTGATATAGCTTGATCTACACAAACTAAAACATCTGGTGTAAAATCTCTATATATGGCATTACAACCATATATTCTACCTTTACCTTTTAGTTTATTTAAATCGTACCCTTTACGACTTTCGCCGTTTGCTACTACAAATACTTTAGACATAAGCTTTTAAAATACCTATCATTAATACCATTGCTAAACTTGTATTCAATACCATTAATGCACGGTCATGCCATAGTATACCTACCCATAACCAACCTAGTGTACCTGCAAAACTGAAATATAAATCAAACATATGAAACGCACCACCACTGGCTCTGAAACATACTGCTGATAATATTAAAATACAACTTAACCATTTTAAATACCATGAGAAATCATGTAAAGGTGTAACCTTGTTCAATACTTTTTCTGGTTCTCTTATCACTGTTTTTGTTTTATTTTCTGTTAAAACTTTTACTTTCTTTTTTAATTTTTCTATAGTTTTCATATCTTCCCACATTCCATTATTCGTCATCGCTTTCTTGTACTTTATTAATAACATAGTAGACACAAAGGCCTCCTACTAATATTGCTATTATACCCATAAACAACATACCAAGTCCGTATCCCAATGTCATTAAAGTCCTTTCTTCATTACGTTGTAAACTAATTTCTTCCAATTATAATGTCTGTCAAGTGAACCAACATATACTATTGTACCACTATTCATATCAATAACTATTTGTTGACCACCTGCACCGTCTAAACCAAATATAACTTTGTCATTCATACCAATTAAACCCATATGAAACTGACCACCGTATTGTTTTGTATAAGCGGCTACACCTTTAGAAGCATAGTCTTTATGATTTTTATTTACTCTGTTCTCGTATATAGTTCTTAAATAATCACCAATACATGTATCAGAATTGTAATCTTTAACTAGTGTGTTAGCTATTCTAATGTAATCCTCAGCAGTAGCAAAAAATGTATATCTGCTATTACCTTTATCATCATCTTGTTTTGACCAAGATACTTTTTGAAAGTGTACTTTATTTTTTACACCAACATGATCTGTAAATATTTCTGTTAAAAACTTCTCGTAATTATCAACACCAATTTTGTGTATTACATAATTGATTGCAACCATTGTTGATAAAGCACTATAATTATATGGAGAGTTTTCTTTCTCTTTATTTGTATTTTTAAAGTGTATCATATTGTAAGCAACTGTTTTATTATTAACTTGTTTATGTTTTTCACCGTTAATAAAACCATCACCTCTAAACTTCTTCTCACCAACTATATTGTGATCACCTGAAGTCATATTTAAAACTTGTAATAATGTATTATCTTCGTATAAAGTATTATCAATAACAACCCAATCATCTAATTTTTTATTTAAGTTTAAACCATACTTACAAACAGCATGACCTGTCACATATGCAATTAAACTTTTACCCATTGAATTAGACCTCAACATACCATTGTTTTTAACAATCTCATCATTCCAATTGTTTTTGTTAATTACAATCTTACCATTTGTATAAACAATGTAAGAAGCTAAACCTGTCTTGTCTTGATTTTCTAATTGTTTATCTACGAATTTTGTTAATTTGTTTTCAACTAAATCTGTTTCTAAAACTTGGTAGTTTTCAGAACCATTTGCTGAAAATGATATACCGTTAAATTTATGTTCGGTACCATTGTGATCTGCCTTAGCGATGTTAGATAGAGTTAACAGAATTAGTGTGTTAACTAGTATTGCTGTGATTAGTATTTTTTTCATAGTGTTTTTCCTTTCAAATATACGTATAATATATCAGAAAAACGTCAAAATGGCAAGTTAATTATACCAGAACATTTAGCGAACAAACACGTCCTTTAACGTTAATTTAGTCTCGGTTTCGTTGAATTTTACGAATTTCTTGTACTTTTTAAGTCGTTTTGATAGTATTGGCCATACAAATTTTTCGGTAATCTGTTTGTCCCATTGTTTTATGAAGTTTAAATGGTAATCTAGAATCACCATTGATTGGTGGCTTAACTTTTTCTGAATATAAAGTTGTAGCAAGCGTGGATGCTGGCCAGTAGAACAGCCCAAGCCATCATCAAAACGAATAGACCTAGAAGTAAAGTCATCATTAACCAATAACATATCATTTCTAAAGTGGTAAGTAATACCATCTTTGTATTTTTTATAATTGAGATAAACTTGTTTTCCATCTTTTTGTAATAAATTGCCGACCCATTGTTTATCATTATCTAAAAAATTTGCAACAAAAAAGTCTAATATCTCATATTTATCGTATTGCTTACTTAACTTGTGAAAGAAATACCTATCGTTTCTTTTTGTAAATGTCTCTAGTTTACAATTCACTTTACCACCATAATCTATATAATCATAGTCGGTGGTAAAGTGAAGTTTTATAGCTAGATATGTTTTAAATACGTCAAATCCGTCATGCATTCTATACTGGTAGCGAGCCTTGTTTTGGTACGTTTAACATGTTCAAGTTCATCGCTTCAACTTTCAATTTTTCTTTTATTTGTTTATTAATAAATGAGTTTACTTTACCTGGATCTAAATCTTTTTGTTCACACAAATGTATGATTGCGTCCATGTAAGATATTTTTTCTTTACGTACGGTGGTCTCAATCTCTTGCGAGAAAGTTTTACTATTCATCTTAATCATTAATCTCCTTGTAATTGTGTCCTATCAAAGGTGTGATACATGATACACGCTGATTCACCTGTAGGTATATCAACCGTTGCAATTACCTGATCATCATTTACATATCTCGTTATCATCATAATTGGATCACCATCTGGTTTTGCACCGGCTCTTCCTAAACTAGCTTCGTCCATTTTAAAACCCATATCAATAATAAATTTGTGTACATATTCTGGATGTCCACATAACACAGGCATTTCACTAGGTGCTAGATTGAAGTTGTTGGTATATTCCTCAGCCGTAGAGATACTACTAACTCCTAATAGGAGTATTAAGGAATATATGAAGTTCATTATACTTTATCTTTATTGATTTCTTCATAATATTTATAAAAGG